CTCTGGGTTAATACCACGCGCATTCAGCGCAAAACCCCTTTTTATGAATTTTGAAATTTAACTTACTGAAAAACCTCTGCCACGCAGTAGGAAAAGTAATACTTAAATTGAAAAAGGAATTTTCTTAACCTACTCACGTGGATGTTACAGGTAAACTGATGAAGCAACCTAAGTTGAAATCTTCACCAGCCGACCTATAAAATACACCCCGTGCTGCTCCAATTATTCCAAATTGTAAAAGATAATTTGGAGATCCAGTTACTGTTGAAGCACTTGGATTTACGGCATCATTTTGACATGATATTGCCGCGGAACACCGGGAGTGAGTAGTAAGATATTGTGGCGACTGAACCTCAATACCACCTGTCAAATCACAACGATTAAAGGCCATCAATGTTTGTTGATTATCTACCGCAAAGGTAGATATAGAACAAACTGGCTCTATCATAGTTTTGACTTGATGATCAGCAAAATTTGAAAAACCAGGTTGAAAATTCACTGGAATCATTGCAGAAGCAATTAAACCAGAAGAAGTATCAAAAGCAACATACTTTACTCGTATACTACCTCTCATAAATGTGAAGGCTAAACCTAATACATCTATGAGATCTGAAATCTTATTTGTTGATGGATAATACCATGTTCCTGCAACGCAATCTGCTGCGTTGAGTTGCATAGGCATTAAATCAACTCGTGTGACGGGTAACGCTCCTGCTGAAATGTCTATCAGATCATACATCTGTGGACGCTTTAAAAGTGAGCGGAGTGACAGGATTTTTTCACCAATACAGGCCTCACTGCTTGAATTCTCGTCTTTCAAGCCTATTGGTGCTATTTGCACATTGCCTATATTTGTTGGATCTCCACTATTACCATCAAGTTTTGAAGAGCTTGATGCGCTAAAAGTGGCAACTTCATTGGATTGAGTGAAGGTGGTGATAACTTCACTCTGAGTGGACGTTGGGTAAGTTGGTACTAAGTAAGTTCGTTGAGGAACAGCAAACTCTAAATCTTGGGTACCATAAATTTCGACAATTATCTTAATAGAAGATACAACAGTATCAGGAGCTACTAATGGATCTATGACGAAAAATGAAAGATAGCCATAAGGAGTATCCACATCCTTATAAGGTATCTCACTTACCCATGGAATAACCATATCAAATTCAGATGTTTCTCTAATATCTATCATAGCTCTATGAACAAAATTAGAATGATCTAAACTTTTAACATTAGTTATTCCTAATGGTTTTGGGAAGTAGGCAACCATAAGCCTACCTGAATGAAATTCAGTTTTAACAAGTTTAACTTTTACAGCCAAACTTCCTCTATAATATCTAAAATAAGTACTCAAGAAGGATAAAGGAGAATGCTGTGTCAAAGTTTTACCATTATCATTCCATGCTATCTGACCAACATTAGGTTTCAAATCTACAGTATAAATTGTAGTATCTACCGCATCTGTTGTAGCCCATGTTGCTATTCCGTATAGCGTTGGAATACTTGTTAAAAAATTGATGGATAATTCATCTTGGTCATTTGCACTAAAACCGGGAGTGACTCCAACTTCATTAGTTTGTGTTAGGGCCAAGATATTTGAACAATCAGAACCATCTGTATTAGCAAAATTGGGAAATATTACTCTTCTGGTACATTTTGCTGGTTTCAAATTGGTTGGTTTACACCAACCAAATGTAGAACAAACTCCAGCAGCTAAATTTGATGCCCATCTAACTGGTGCAGCAAATGAACTAAGTAATGGTATTTTCCCAATAGAACCAGCTAACATAGAAAGACCTGTAAATCCTTGTGTAAATGGTCCAATGTTCATTTGGTCTTGCTCAATATCTGCAACAAATTTCTTCTTTCTAGTGAAAGTTTTAACTCTTCCAGATTGAGTATATGAAGCACCAAATAATTCAACATTCTCTAGATTTACCCAAACAGTATAAGGTGCAACTGTAGAACCAGCAGCACTAGCAAAAGGAACATAAGGACGTAAATAAATTGCTCCTACCTCACCTAAATATGTATTTAGTGAGATTGCTGCTACGGGTTCAGCAACATAGTGATTAATGTATGGAATTCTTAAAATAACTTCAGTATCTGTATTTAAATCCACCTCTACATGCATATTCTGTAAACATGTTTGTGTAGTACATGCATGCATAACCCTATGTTTTGAAGCTCTACTTTGCGACAAGTAAGCCCCACCATATGGTACAAATCCTAAAATATACCTACCCTGTTGAAAACGAGTAGCATTGACTTGCAACCTTACAACAAAATCACATCTAATTCCAAAGTAACCATCCCATTTATTCGAGTAAACAGGATCTCCTCTGATAAGTTGAAATAAACCATTTGTAAGATAGTTTGTGCCAGAGTCTGTCGATTGAAAATTTCCATTGGCAATTCTAATTGGTTTCCTAAAGTAATCCTTAATACTTTGCTCTATGCCTGTTGAGGCTGCATTTTTAAGTACATCACTAAGAGAAACAGGATTGGTCATTGCTACAACAGAAGAGTGTCCATCATTAACAATTGTAGTGGTCGAAGTTTCTTCAACCCCACTACCTGGTTTTGATTGATTTATAGGGTCAATCACTAACCCATTACTTTTTGAATCATTATTGGCAATCATTATTTTGCATGATGATGTTCTGATTACACATCACCACGTTGGAACTAAGTGTTTGAAGGGGCGCTTCACGACACCAACACTAAATAGTAACGTTTGACAATAATAGCAATACCTTCTAAAATAAGTTCCGGGTCAAAAAAGGCAAGATCACATTATTGCTTTTCGATTTAAGGCTCTTAAAACCTGATGGTTCTCACCGAGCCAACAATTGGGAAGTACATAATGACAGCACATTATGTAACACGGGAACAGCATCAACAAAATTCAGAGAGTAACAAAATCTAAACCATTATAGATTCTTACTCGGCCAATTATGACTATTGACAAGTTTTATAATTTTAATTGAAATACCCGGTCCAGTCTTGACTACAATAATTTTGGGAATTATTATAGGGTCTGGCTTGTGTTTGGTGTCTCTCCACTACACAACTCCTAAATAAGAAAAGCTTATTGTTGGTAAATTTCATACACTATACCATATTCATGTATGGATTAAATAACCCAACTCATCCGAATGTTAACGACTGGGATTGTCGGTTAGTTATAGACTAACACAGTGAATGCATGTATATAGCATTGCGACTATACATATATACATGTCTTCAAACTAGGAATTACCAAGCAACATCGCTATTAATAGCAATGTCCAAGGCAATATCATAATCCAATGTTCTAGGTACTACATTTGGATAACAAACTTTTACTTCCTTTTTTATCTTCTCGATCCATTCTTGAAACACAATTCTACCATGAAAAGACAATTCTCTTATTGAAGTATCTATAGTACTAGATATTAATTCATTTTCATCTCCCTTCTTTTTAACCCAATACATCATTTGAATAATGGTATCAAAATCCAGTGGTGCAATCCACCTACACAAATCTTGATTATAAACAAATGATCTTTTTAAAAAGGTGACTTTATCTAATGATCTTAATTCCATATTAACACCATCTTTCGTATCACTGGTATATGTTAAACCTAGTTCTTTCATGGCAATAGAAATATTACTTTCGGTGAAGACACTAGAATAAGTTGGAGAAACAGAGAATAAATTATCATCTCCCATTGTAATTAAATATACATGTTCATCAAATAATTGGAGATCAGAGGGTCTGATACCAACTATTAGTCCCCAAGCATATCTAAAAGCAAGATGATTATACATATTATTTATAATTGGTGTCATTGGATGACCACTAGGTAAACTATTATTCCACATGACTAAATCACCCTTAACAACATGTGTTGAATTGACGACTTCAAGCCATAGAATTCTTCTAATCCTAGCATTATCTTCACCATCATTATACCATTTATTTATAATTGATAAAATTTCATAATGAACTCTAGCTTTCTCTGAACCATCAAATTTACTATAATCTCCAGCCCCAAATGCCTCTTTATCAGGGTGGCCACCCATATTAGTAAGCATTTTAGCTACGGCATCCCAATCTGCACTATAAGGATTTAAACCGATAGCTGAACCATTGTAAATTTTATTCTTATTGAACCACAATGTAAACGAACCAAAATATTTTCTAAACAAATAAACTAATTCAAAATTAGCTGCAGAGAAAACTCTAGTTTTCCCTGCTAGTACCTTAGCTTTCTTTAACTTTTCATCTTTAAGACAATCCGTAAAATAAAACTGAGGTCTAATATTATCTCGTAGCATTTGTTCTTTGATATCTACTGTTTTCTTCCACAGTATGAATGCTGGTGAAGTAGTATCATAATCGTCATCTTTACCAAAAATATATTCCTTACCTTTAAATCCAGCATGTGATTCACAATTCCAAGGATATCCAAGTGATGATTGCCTATTAACAGAACCATAAGCTATCTCTCCTTCTATGCCTTTTATACATTCGTCCATATCAAGTAATCTTGGTGTAATATCAAATACACTTCTTTTCTTTAAAAAAAATAAATAATTGTCACCAACTCTACTTAATAGGGTTGAATTTAAAAAGACATCAGCACTTCCATAATTCTTTAATCCTTCATATAATGGATCTACCATCTCTCCATCTATCATCTTTGGATGTAATAAACTTAAAGATTTTAAAGAAGGACCAAAAGATTCATACAACTGTGATCTTTTATAACTAGACTTATAAAATTGTGTTGGATATTTTTGTAATTTAAAAATGGGAACAAACCTATCAGAATGAATAGTATCTTCAGCCTGAGTTTCCAAAGGAACATTAATATCTTGAACCCTATAAAATTTTGGTATCTTTTGTAACATGAATATAAGATCTTGTTGTGTAACAATAGTAGATTGTCCTATACCTCTTGATGAATCCCCAGATACATGTATACCATATATCTTTTCTCGTTGCAGGGATTTATTAACATTAAAGAGAATAGAACCACAATCACCCTTAGTTGTATGTAGAGCATAAAAAACATTCATATCATAATTCCATGTATGTCCTTCTGGATCAGAATATCTACATTTACTTTTGGTAGCGTAAGTGTGGTTATCTACATTGACATCTCTACCTGGATGAACTAGTACTGCAGGAAATTTATCCAATTTCATTGCAGTAGTATTACTTATAAAAAAAGATTGAATATCTGCATGACATCTAATAAAAGGAAAAACTATTAATTGTAAATCTCTGTAATCTATATGTCCATCAAAAGTGTTCATCTTCTTAAACTCAAGGTAAGAAATTTTATGATCAAAATTATCACCTAGATTAGATTTCAACCAAATATTAACTATATCAGGGCATTGTTTAGTAGCTCTCTGAATTTGATACATGAAATGTTGTGGCATAAGAGCAGTTTGTCCAACTATGAATGTTATATATCCAAGACGTTGAGTCTGTCCTTCACATTCCATAAAAAATTCATATGAATTCTTTTTCACAACTTTATTAACTATATTTAGCGCACCTTGATCATAATCAAAGACAGATTGTGTTGACGTAAATGGAATAACATCCTCTCCTGCAATAAAAGTAGCACTACTTGCGGTGAGGTCTGTCTCAAACCATTTTGACCAAATCTGTTTTAACACTAATATAGTTATTGGTGCTA